GGGTATGATTTATCAATTTCCTTTTTACTCATTTTCGCCAAGAAATTAATAGTAGATGTCTGCACAGATGAATCTGCTATCTTTAATTCTTCTTCTTCAAAAATCTCAGTCCATCTCATTTTGGGTTCTCTGCGTAAGTGGCTATAGGTATTTATAGCTTGGATATTTCGGATTCGATAATCTGTAACGAAGTGCGCCTTTTTTAATATCCAGTGTTTGTGAAGCAAACCCAACCGAATGATATTTAACCCCGAATATGTCGGCAGCCTTACAACCTGGGTTATTCCGACTGGCTCTATATCGGGATCTAATTGAACTTTTTATCTTTCTGTTCTTTTGGGCATCCGATATAACTTTTCTATCCTCTTCCGATAACTCTGATAATTTACGACCCATTAGGCTTTTAGTAAGTTCTGTATGCTTTTTATTGTAGAATGGGTTTCCAGAGCCCAGATTATTTTTCCTCATTTTAATGATAGTGGAAAGCCCCATTTTTAAACCACGGTTACCTTCTCCACCTAAAGTCATATTATAGCCACCGGTAAAAGAATTATACTCTTCAATTAATTCCATCTCTATCTGATATATGCTCTCTTGGCTAGGGGAACAACATAATGTTTTTATTATAAATGATTCTTCCCCGTATTTATTAAAAGCATTATATAATTTTCTATTATTAGGTCTAACTCTAGATTCCTTCCAGTGTTGAGAATATCTCTCCGTTACTGTTTTTCCAGTGACCCCGATATAAGATTTATTATCTAATGTATTAATTATGATATAGCAATAGAACATTATTTTTTCTTGACCCCTTCAAAGGTGGCTAACCCCATGTAGGCCCCAACAATAGAAGCAAATGACATATAGGCCCAGGAAATTACATCCTGTAGTTTGTCTAATTTCGTCTCCGGAACGAAAAAGAATAGAGCACCCGTCATAAGGACCATAGTGATAACAGAAATCCAGGCCATTCTTCTACGGTTCTTCCAACGGAGGGATGATGAGTTTCCGGCTAATTCTTCTTCATCTGACATTCTTTACCCCTTATAATCCGCCAGGTGCGTAATGAGTTGCCCATAGGATCTCTTCAATTTGGCTAGATCCAGATACGGCTCCGAAGCTTAAGCTGATGGCTTCACCCGGGAGAATAGCCTCATCAAATATCTCAGCTTCCAATAAACCAGAAACAATTACAGATGCTCCAAGCTGAACGCTGCTTGCGTTAAACGCGACCCCAAGGCCTCTTGCTCCGTGTTTTTGTACGGTTACTGGCACCGTCGCGGTTGTGGTATTTCTTCCTTGGATCCGAAGTGTTCGGAGAATCATACCAGGTGGAATAACGAATGGGATGATAACTTCGCTTTCGCCGCCAGTAATTACTGGAATAGAACCTTGAAATGATTGAACCCTAGAAATAATATCCATTTTATCTAATGTTACTGCATTATCCGCAATAGCATTTGTTTCGACGGCGGAGTCCTGAATGCCTGCGACGTCAACAGCATCGGGAGCGACCGATCTTATCAACGAAAAGAGGGTCCCCCCGTTCTGAATAATATCGGTTGCTGGGTTTAAATTATGAGTCCCAAGATGCATAATACTTTCAGTTGGGCTACCGTTGATTGTGATAGGGTTGCCGCCGCCGGGAGTAGATTCAATCATACTATTGATTGTCGCCTTTCCGGAATTCATTACTATACCATTACCACTGAGGTTTTCGTAAATGAAGCCGTCTATAACAAGGGTGCCGCCGTTCATAGTTAATACATCTTCGATGGTATCAATTTCTACTTCAGTATTAAAGAATTCCAGAGTGCCGCCATTCTGAACTGATCCGCCGCCGGTGATTTGACAGGATGTGTATTCATTATAGCCATCAACTAAGAAGAATTTGTCGACCTCTGAATGGTTGGCATATAGCTTTCCAGACGGAGAATCAAAGGTCACTGTACCATTATGGTGATGCATATATTTCATATCCACGATACCATCGAAAAGAGTTCCAAAATTAAGGTCGCCATGGATATGGAATCCCTCAAATGAGGTACGGACTACCGAAGCAGAGGAAGCATTTATTGTCATGTTTCCGGCTAATTTAGTACCTTCGTCTAACCCTCCCAATCTAACAAGATTGATGCCGGGAATAAAGGTAGCAGGGGTAGTATAGAGACCGGCTGCCAAAATTATGGTTTTAGGTAAACCCGAATAGGCTGCTTGGAAATCAAGATCAGTATCTACAAACACCAGATCACCGTACCCGGTTAATGTGGAATGAGTATGGGCGATTTCTGCTGCGCCTAAAGTTACCAAGGCGGCGGAAGCACTAGTTGCTCCGGTTCCACCTTCAGTCAGTTCAATAACACCTGAACCGGATCCAATATCCGACATCGGATGGATGTGGTCTTCGTGAGCCAGAGGAAATCCACCGAGAGTCGCGCCGTCGTGAACAACGACGGTGTTCTTATCGGTATCTATAGTGATTTCCCTCTCTAGACCTGTAAAGGTTGCGTTTTCTGCGGAGGTTCCGCCTCGGCGTTGAATTTCAGTTGGCATTTATCTCATACTCCTATATGTCTAAATCTATGTTATTTATGTAAATGTTTATCAAATCACCAAAGTTCCATAATCCATAGTAACGTCATCGCCGAGTGCTAGGTCCTGATTATTTACCTCATTAGAAAACCCAATGGTGTATAAAGTACCATAATCCGATGCTGATACTGGGAGTTTTAAATTATCCTGGGTGATAGTTCCGGAAGCTATTTGATCCCCTGTAATAGACCCAGGCGGAATATCATTATAGAATTCAGAAAATACTAAGCTGCTTCCGGTAAATTTTAAAAATAAATTTGGGGAGTTTGCGGTTCCACCATGATCTATTTTGTCGACATCTATCGAAGCTGTAGCTATCTTATCTTTAGTTACAGCGCCGTTACCTATCTTATCAGTGCTTATTGCTGCACTATTTATATGATATTCGGATATGGCGCTTCCGGCTATGTTAGCACTTTCTACCCCGCCCGATGCGATTTCAGAACTCCCAACCGCGCCAGTTTGAATATTGGACGATCCAACGCTGGATAATCCTAATTCGGAATTGGATATTGTTCCAGGAACAATTTTATCTCCGGAGATAGTATCGTCTACTAAATGATAGCCAAAAATAACCTCGGATTCTATCTTATTAGAAACAACTGATTGGTTCGCTAACTTATCGGTGGTTACTGAGATATTTGCTAGATGCGACTCTTGTACTGCTAACGGTCCGATTTTAGTGGATATAACAGATTCGGATCCAAGCTTCGGCGAGGTAACTGAGTTATTTAATAGTTTTAATTCTCCGACCGCGTTATCAGCAAGCGCCGAGGCTGTTACAGAATCGGCTTTCATTTTTACCGCGCTGACGCTGTTATCAGCTATCTTAGACTCTGTTACAGCAGCCGTTCCAATATTGCTAGAGGTTACTTGGGAATTCCCAAATTCAGTGGCTATAGTGACGTCGCCTAGGCCTATCATGATTGCAGAGCCTTTCAGAGCTCCGGATAATTGGATCTTGGAATCCTTCGTAATGGATACTTGACCATCCGCTGCAACCTGAATCTCCCCCGATATATTTCGGTATCTGGGGATATTAGCAGAGTCCACCACTATCATCTCGCCGGGCGATCCTAGGGCTAATTTCTCTATCTCAATGAAAGCACCATTAGAGATCATGGCGTTCGTGATGGAACCGCTTCCTGGCTCTTGGATGTTAGCCCAAGCAGACCCATTAAAATATTTCATTATTCCCTGGAGGCTGTCATACCAGAACTGGCCGACCAGAGGGTTAGATGGAGGAGATGAGTTGGAGAAGTTTTCTAAGATGGCGATAAGGTTATTTTGAGTCCCTTCCCCATACTCTGTGACCCCGCGACCAAAGAGCCTAATGGATGCTGCTGTGGCGTTAATTGAATTTTCTGGTACTGCCGCTAAAGACAGTCCATTGCTTAATACTATATCATAAGTGACAGCCATATAAGTCCTCGACTTTTAAAATTCTTCATCTATATTTATTGTTGTCGTCCCTTTTTATGCAATTAGAGACCTCTTCCATTGCTTATTTAGATAGGAACTCATATATTTATTAGCTTCTTCTAAAACCGGAGTTATGTTTAGGAACTTACATATTCTGAGGTATTCCATTTGCCATCTTTTATTCATCATAGATTCGTGTCTCACTACAAGACAATCTATAGCATCTGATTCCCTTAACGCCTTTCTATTTTTCAAATGGTATCTTAGATGGCTTTTGGTCAGAGAAGAATTAATTCGGACCTCGGGAATCATTCTATCTCTATATCTGATAAAGCCATCTGTGTTTGGCAATTCATCTAAATGCTCGCTGATTGATATTGGTAATGACTCTTTCCATTGTTTTTCATATAACAATCTAATAGCCAGATTCTGATTAGTTTCCTTAATATCAATTATCTTCGCATTCGGGAACGCTGACCTAATAGAGGCTGATCTGAGGTGCGTCGGATGAGCAAATTTATCAGGCAAAAAATCCAAATTTTTAACCGATTCCTGGAATTCTTTAACCACATGATCTCGTCTTGGACAATCACCGGTTCCGAGGTGGCGCGCGTATACACTCTTATCCCTACCAATGATCGGCCCAGTTAGACCATATTCATTCATTGCTCCTAGAACCCCAGGATAATGGGCTCGGCCACTTTTTTCAAAATTTGGGTCTTGTTTGAATTCCTTTCCCCAATACAATTCTGGGCTTAGACTTATAAGACGGGCAACAGAATTTCCGCCATTACCGGATAGGTAACACACGAAGACTATCTGTTCAGATTCAAAATCTAGATCCATACAGATATTTATACTAAGAAAATGCTTGGATTAAGCTGTCGCTCGGGATATATTTCAGATGTTCTTTGGAGTGGAAGATGTAATTTCTGCCGTCGGATGGGATGTTTACTATCCAATGACCCGAGGTAAAATCATGGAATTCAAAAAACCGCCAACCAGGTTTCAGTTTCATTATTTCTTTCCAGTTTCGATTGGTGATCCGAATTAGATAATTTCCGGTCTGGATTTTTCTGATAGGGGTAGGAGGTATATTATTTCTGAGTAGAATAATATTTTGATCTGTCAGGTAAACCTTATGGCTACTGGCAAATTCTACTTTCTTTAAATTCTCGGATGCAACAGGCGCGACTGGCATCTCTTCAAACCTTTGCCTTCCCTTCGGGCTCTAAACCCTCCCGGTGTTGAATATATGCAGTCAAATTGGATCTTATCTGGATATATTGGTTAGTCAACACCCCATTAGGGATTGGACCAGAGAGAATCTCCTGGAGTTTAGATTCTTCTTCCATCAATTTGTCCATCGACATATCTTCCCATTTGCTTCGAAATCTGCTAGGATCTATTTGAGATCTGGTCGTCTGTCTCATCAGCTTTAATCTTCTAGAAGAAGATTTCCCAAGCTTTCTAGATTCTCGCCGACTAGCTTTTTGAGTTTCTTCCGAGCTATAGGGGAGGTGGAATTAATATCCTCTTCTAGGGTTTGGATTTGTGCAGTGATACGTTCTAATTTTCTGACAACCATTTCGGTTATAGTTTTGTCATGCCTACCCTGTTTAACTTCTTGAACTGGATCTTTAAATCTTCCAGATAAAAAGCTAGAGAAGCTCTCTTTCATTTTGTCTTCTTCTTTTTCTTTCTCTTCCTTGCCGTCTTCTTGCTTCTTGATGATTTTTCTTTCGCCTTCCTTGTCGACGCTTTCAATTTCCCACGTACACCCTTCGAACTCCATAGCTATACTCTTTGCTATTTCCACGATCGGCATACCTTCGTTATAAAGGGTTTGAGCCTTACCTTTAATATTTTCTACGTCTTCTGGTTTGCATTCAAAATCGAGCCGGATACCATCAGGGAATTCGATGGTTAATTCGGAGTTTCCATTATTCACACTATCAGTGTCGGCGCCTTGTTCCCTATTACCTGGATCATTATCATCCTCGGACAAATTCGGGAAGTCTCGGTTCATTAGGTTTCGGCGCAATTTAACAGTTTCCTGCATCAAACTTAGAACCTCGGCTCTAGTGATGTTCTCCTCGAATTGAGATTGCCACGCTTTATCGATGTCAGAGAATAGAGAATCCATATTCTCTTCACTTAGACCATTGATATTTTCGATCTTCTTGCTTTCTAAGAAGGCCATGAAAAATCTTTGGTATTTCTTCTGAACCCCAGTCATCTCGACTACTAAATGTATGTGTCTACTCATATTAATCTCTTATTCCAGTAATGGTATTAAACTCTATTCTATTTATACTAAGTTTGAATATGGCGCGAGGTAGTTTAAAGTGGATGCGGCCTGTTGTATTTTGATAGCTCAGGAGGGGAGGTTGAGCAGGCAGATAGAATACAACAGGCCACAACGATTATTTATAGGGATGGGGGGTATTTTTAGGACTTAATTGGGATTTCTTATTTTCCCAAATCCATGTCCGGAAACATGCCCATCAGATCATTAATCTTTTTCGGAGGTTGTTTCATTGTGAGTTTCTGGGCAGCATCCGCTGATATTGGAGCATTCTTAGTGTGGCCTCCCAGATCATCAGTGATCAGAAGACTGGTTGGATCCCACGATAGGATCAGTTTCTTTCCGACCCCGTTGGAGGATCGGGTTTTCAGAAACTGGAACGATATTTCACCACAGTTTCTCATCGCATCTGTTTGCTTAATGCTGATTACATTATCAGCAGTTTGAATCTTGGATATGCCACCGGCGATCATTGCGTGATTGTGTTCATCTTGGTCGACTGCGCTATTATGGGTTAATATCCCATTCGCATAAAATAAATTGTCGCCGGAAACCTCAATATCAATTAACACCTGTTCTCCAATCTCCTCAATTTCTACAATTTCATCCCACATTATTCTCTCCAATTAATTTTAAACATTTTTTTAACACTCTTTCGGGTTCTTTCTTATATTCAGATTCCCAAATAATTAATAACTCATGGCCACGATTTTGAATTATCGATTCTCTAATTTTGTCACGATCCCATATTTCTTGTGCTGTTTTCCCATTCAGGAAGGTTTCAGATTTTTGATACCTCCGAGGATTCGCGTGCCAGTAATCCCCATAGAATTCAATAATCTTATTATTAAAGGTGAAGTCCGGATAGATCAATAGCTGTCCCAAAACTATAGACTCCGAGGGGTCCAGGAATAAAGCCTTCTCTCCTGTTCCATATGAACAATCAATTCCCAGTTCAGATTTAATATTATCAAAAAGCGAATTGGCTATCTTGGAGAAGCCCGAGTTACTACAAGACTTCTTGGTCCACTCTAATCTCTTTTTGGTACCCTCGACCTTTCCATATTTCTCTATGAGGCCTTCTAGGCTTTGACTTAAGCTAGATAATTTATTTAATCTCTTATATTCCCTTCTACCTTTCTCGGCGCCGTGCCTTTTTATCATGGACCCCAGGGATCTGTTATCCCTTCTTTTTCCGGTTATCTTAGAATTTGCTTCAGCAGCTTTTTGGTATTTTTTCTTCCATACCCCAGGATCAAAATTCTCAGGTTGGTTCATATGGGAATACTGGCCGAGAGTTTTATTTTTTTCATAAGTTCTTGATCGCTTTTCACAATACTCTTTCCACCTTTCATCGCCTAGCCGTTCTCTTGTTATCGCTTTGGAGGGACAGGGACCTTTGGATTTTTCAGATATAGAATTCAATCTATTTTCTAGGAGTCTAGGTCCATAAGTTTCTCCATATCTGAGAATATATGATTCTCTAGAGCAAGAATCTCTCCCGAGTCTGATTATGGATTTTATTCTTATATCAAAATCCTTAAATGTTATCTGATAGTCTAAATTCCTCTGGATTTGTTTCTTCATTACCGGATGGCTGAGGTGTAACCCTAACCCAGCCATAGATTTTTGTATTTCTTCCAGTTCGAATTCATTAGGATCATAACCCCATCTAGAAATAACCTTCTTAATATCAGTCACCTGCTTCTCCTTATCTGTGATGCTGATATTATTTATCTGAATCTGTCCAAATCTCGTGGCCTATCTGTAGCCCTGTTTCTATTGACCTCAATTCTATCGAATCATCGGCTTTCGCCGGGGATCTATGGTTGGAAGATATGATAAATTCCTTCCCTGACTTAGTTTTTACCCGATATGCCTTTCCCTTCGTCTTCTCCTTACCTAAAACCTCAACTAATCCAGTCCGGCCTCTGATCTGGTCTCCGATGTTAATATCATTAAGCGGAATCGGACCATTCTGTCTCTCGAGCATAGTGTTGGGGTCCAGACAGCGATTGAGCTGAGAAGCAGTAATCATAACACAGTTGAATTCCACTGCCAAGCTTCTCAATTCTTCGGATACATATTTGTCTTTTACGAAGAGGTTATCCATAGAGATCTTGACGGATGGTGACATCAGGTCCAGGTAATCAACGACGATGAAATCCGGAATCCAACCATTCGATAATTCAAACTCTGCCAGGTGGGATCGAATAGTCATAGAAGTTGTGGTGGAGGCAGGGAATTGTTTGATATGGAATTCTCCCATGCTACCTTTTTTCATCTGGATTGAGGTAGCTACTTGATCTATCTTTTTCAATATATCTCTCTGGGATATATTCGACATCATGGAATCTGTTCGTTTGGCTACTACATCTTCAGCCAGTTCCAGGGAATAATAAATACCATTATAGCCATTCTCAACCATATTCCGAGCCAGATTCAACATCGTCATAGATTTGCCGCCGCCGGACTCGGCAGCCATTATCAAGATTTCTCTTCTGTTCAAACCGCCTGGAAGGATATAATCAACATTTGCCCAGCCGGTGCTAATGGGTTGATTATTGTCCAGCATATTCTTGAGGCGTCCGACGGGATCTTTGAAATAGTCAAGACCTAAATCCCGGTGGAGGCTGATGGTGACTGCTTCCCTAATTTGGCTTTCGATACCTCCCCAATCTTCATCATCAATGAATTTCTGGCCATTCATAATGGTCTGTTGGATGGCTCTTCTTTTACAGAAGGTCTCTATCTCTTGAGATGCATATTCCATTGTGTCGGTGGTAACTTCCCGGGTTTCCAGGATCGTTGCCGTTTCGGCCACTATCTTATCTGAGTCCGGAAGAGAACTAAATTGCTGTCGATACTCAGAGATGAATTTGACTGCTGGTCTAAGGTCTGGATCCCAATACTCAGATTTTATTATATGAGCACAGCGGGCCCATAGGTCCGGAGATGATATTAGATATTCTAATAGTAGTTTCTGTTTGTCGTTCTTCATGTAACTCCTTAGATTTCTTTCTTATAATTATCTTTTTTTTTAGTAGTGCCCGTTGGTGCAATATATCCCAGCTTTAATAAGAGCATCTTCTCCGCTCGAACACAAACCATCAGCAACCATTCCAGCCACCCTATATTTACCATATTTTTGGATAGCGTCGCCTGTGTCGTTTAATGAACCCCAGTCCGGAAAGGAGACCTCAAATTCATTTTCTACTGCTTGTTTAACGGTTTCGTATCCGGCTTTATCATAATCTGGAACTATTATTATTTTGCGATGGCAACGCTTGAGCCTGAAGATCTGCTCATCAGTCAGGATGTTACTTAATGCACTGACTGCTCCTATTTGCTCGGCATCGAATACCCCTTCCACAACTAATAAAGGGGTTTCAGTTTCTCGATCTAACTCTGCCATATTATAAAAGAGCTGTTCTCGTTCAGCACCTCTACAGTTCAAATACTTCGCCTTTGGCTCTTTTACATTAGGGTTATACCATCGACCTTGGTAGAATATTATTTTCCCATTGTAGTAAAAGGGAATAATGATTCGATTCCTAAAATCAAGCTCGTCTTTCGGCGGGGGACCGTTGCAAAGGTAATAAGGAAGACCCAGTGGGTCTATACCTTTTCCCAATAGAAACTCTATGGCCCACTTGGTTCGAGGATCTTTTAAATCAGAATCTGTTAATAACTTGGAGCCTCTTGGAAGTTTTACTTCTTCTGGTTCCTTGATTCGAATAATAGGCTTGTCTTCGGTTTTAGACAAACCATTATCATTTCTAAAGATGGTTACCAAATGAGCCCAGTCCTGGGGTGCTATTCCAGCGGCTCCAAATAGCTTTTGCATGGCCTCATTAGCAGGACCATCAGTCCATCGAAACCGATGGCCGCATCTACCTCTGAAACAATTATATCCAATGCTGCCCATCGGGTCATCAAACTTAAACCCGGCTCGAACTTTCTTGTCGCCGCAGACTGGACACTTAAGTGGGTAAAATCCCTTTGGGCTTCTTTTACCTAATCTGAAATTCCTCTGAACGAACGAAAGCCAGTCATCTCTAATACCATCAGACATTCCCGGCATCTTCTCTAATTAAAACCAGAAAGCTCAACTAACCTCCTCAGGAACATCAACTCTGCCTTCTCTGGGGATTGAGGTAGTATTGTAATTGTGGCAGGTTCCTCTTTAAGATTCCAGCCGACCGGCTCATGAGCCATCAGGTCGCGGGCTTCGGTAGCTAATAATATTCTATCGGCTTTCTTAATTGACGGGGGTCTGGGCCAAGGCAAGTTGAATCTTTCAGCTATACAGAGCTCGACCTTAGTTTCAATATCCTTATAGTTGGTTAGCAGGGGTTTTATCGTGCTAGGAACGTCGGCTAGGTATGCCTCAGATGCGTCATGTAATAACCCCCATAGAGCATCCTCAGGAGGCACCAGGTCGCTTACTAGGACACTATGTTGGGCAATACTGTAGAAACCTTTACAATGACCGAGGAATCGGCACATTAAACTCAGGGAATGGGCCACATCCTCCATGGAAACGTCTTCGGGCCTAGGATCAAGAGGCCAAAATTTCCCACCACTGAAAGTCTGTATCCAACCAGATTCTAAATCCCCAGTTCTTCTATTTTCGTCTTTATTTTTCATATATACATTATAATACAGGAGACATTAATTGTCAAACTATTTTTACACCTATACTTATTTAAATCCCCAAAAACCAGGGAGATATGAATATTCAGAGATCTGTTTTCTATTCGAACCTTTTTACATCGGCAAAGGTAAAATGAGTACCAGGAACCGAGACCGTTGTTATGAACACCTGAATTCTAATTCCCAATATCCATTTCATAGAAAGATAAGGAAGCTTTTAGCCTCTGGTGACTCACCTATAATAATTAAATTATCCTGGTTTATAGAAGAGACAGCGGCTTTCGACGAGGAGATTAATCTAATCTCCCAAATAGGCCGAAGAGATAAAAAGTTTGGACCTCTATTGAATTTGACCGATGGTGGCGATGGTGTATCCGGTGCAAGATGGAACCATACACAGAAAAGCAAGGATAAAATATCTAGAAGCAAAATAGGCGACAAAAATCCAAGGTACGGACTTTCACCAAATCATAGCATTAAAACTAAGAATAAGATAAAAAACAAACTGAGTATGGTGTGGCAAATATTCCCGCCTGGTGGTGATGTGGTTACAGTTAAGAACCTAAAGGAATATTGTTCTTTAAATTCCTTAGATAATAGAAAAATGGGGCTTGTTGCCCAAGGCAAAAGGAACCACCATAAAGGATTTCGTTGTAAAAAAGTAACAATCTAATCAGGACTTTCGGAAAGTTTTCATATTGACATTATGCCTAATTTAAGACAATTTGTCAATAAATCAATCCCCAGGATTTTGGGACTCAGTTACCTGTAAATCCAATGGGGTTTGATCAGTAATGATGTGATTCGTTGCTAAACTCCAATATGAGCGGAATGCCTCTTCCGGTGTTTTTGCCGATGGAAACATTTTCTCCAGGAGGGGGATAGAATCAGGGGTCACGGTTACTTTAAGGACCCCTAATTCATCCGGTCCTTCAATGCTCTGTATTTTAATTCCTGTCATTTTTTTTACCTGTAAAATATGTGGCGACCGATTACGGCCACCTCTATGAAATCCTTTTTCCAGTTAGGGCTGGAATAGTCGGCGTGGAAATGGGTTGCGTGAAGCATATCTTCGGATAGACCCAGATCAGCCATTATCAAATTTGGATATTCCGTACCGATGAAGATAGCTATATCCTGGGATTCCTGCCATTTTACCTTATCTTTAGGAATATCAGACTTGCCATCCAGAGTCCAAGAGAAATGAGCAACCCACTTGCCTCTCTTCTTACTCCAGCCCTTTTTCCAAACAACCCCGCAGATATTATCTGGGTAGCTTCTGCTTTCAACTCTGCCCATGGTAACCAAAGCAACGGCATACTTCCCTTTCAATGGCTCTCCTCTAGATTCGAAATAGATATTAAGGGCCAAACATCGGAGTCTTTTATCTAGGACTATTGGCTCAGGTAGAGCATTGATATATCTCATATAGGCTTCTTTCGCCAGAGGCTCCGGGCGAATTACCCGGCCCTTCTCTGATGGGCTGGATTCTAAATATTCCAGTCCTAATTTGAGATCTTCTGGTGGCAAAGCGAAAAGATTATCCAGGTCCAGGGGTTGCATTTCGGAAATATGAACCTTATCGGTTGCCAAATAGAAATCTCTAGGAAGACTCAGACCTAGAACAAAAGCGGAGACTAGGATCAAGGTGACACCCAAATTCAATAAGGAAATTGGATTCTGTTTCTCGATCACTGATACATTTTTTTCCATACGATCTATCCTCGAGTTCTGCTGTAAATAAGAAGGTCATGTTTCCATAACCTTCTTATTTATGCTTCAGCCTAAGAGATTAGGTCAATTAACTGGCCGATGAAAGCGTTACCTTTGGCCATATCCTGCCACTCTACCAAATTGCCTTCATAAGGGAAGGATTGAATTCCTTTCATGTCTTTCCGAATTGAGCCAAGGAAAATACCGATAGTGGTGATGTTTTGTTTCTTCGCCTCGCGTACCTGTGCGAGAAGACCGACATATCTTTCGCCGGTGTACCGACTATGCATATATCGATCGGTCATCATTCCAGAAATATTTCTAGGCATTTCCGGAAGAGGAGCACCTTGGATCGTCTTTATAGCTTCTCCCATATCTAGGTTATCCATATTATCAATCGAGTCTGGTTCTCCTTCTGAAAGAAGACCGCCCTGAGTGTCGATGGTACCTCTCGAAGAACTTCTATCGTTACCTCTTTCACCATATCGGCGGTTATAGTGTCCATCTACAAAATCACACCAGCTGCTCGAATCATCACCATCAGCAACCACAACCACTGAGGCTTTTTCCACTCCTAATCGGCTGGCGACATAGGAGGCGAAAGCGTGACCCTCAACAATATTAGTGCCGCTCATTTGGTAAGAGTGGTCGATGCTCATTCGGTTTCGAATAGTCGAACCAAGCCCAGTACCGTCGTTCTCAGAAATACACAGATTCCAAAATTTCCGGAGTCGAGTTTGCACTTCCATTCGACTATGAGAGCCAGTATCTACCACCTTAATAAATCGACCGTGATTAATAACCATATTATGAAATTGGTTGATAGACTTAGGATCGGATTTATCCGGGCTGCTTTGAGTAGTGAAAGTGTGAACAACCACCCGCACATCAGCTAACCGAGCAAATTCAACAAACTCAGAGGTTCGTGCCCAAAGCTTCATTACGTCGCTGGACATCGAACCAGACCAATCTAACAGAACCACTAGGCCGTGATTTTTACCCTCTGGAGTAATCCGATGGGTAATGAAAATATCATCGCTGGTTTTGTAATTAACCAGACGATTAATATCCAAGGTTCCGGATCGCTCATACTGAACCTTTGACAGCTCAGATGCGTTTTTCGTGATCAGAAATTTCTGATACATGATATTGGCAACCTTACGGGCATTATTGATGTCTTTGGTATACCTTTTGGATACCCGTTTCTTCTCAGTTGCATCCAGACGAGGATCACCGAGGTTGAATATATCGACCTTAGTGGCAGCAGCATAAACCGCTTCAGGAGAAGCAATTTCCAAATATAATTTGTTGCTGTTAGAACCAACGGTATCGAATTGATCATGGTGATTTTTAATCTTTCCGTTAGTTCCCTCTGCTAAATGATCGTCCAACCAAGTTGTGTCGTCAGGTTCGTCATCAGGCACAGTCCAGTTACTGTCTCCAGTACCACCTTCTCCGTGTCGTTTCCGGCCCAGATCGTTTCCACCTGTTCCGCCTGAGGTATCGGACTTTCCGGATTTAGAGTTTTCTCCGGCTGACTCATCATCTCCGTTGTCTCCAGAGCTATCACCATCTTCGGAGCCCGAACCACCTTTGGATTTTTTATCTTTCTCGGAAGCATCTCCTTCGCCATCTTCGGATTCGCCATCGTCGGACCCATCGGAATCATCGTCATCGTCATCGTCATCGTCATTCCAATCGATGCCGCCGCTGCCACTCTGTTGTTCGCCAGATTCGCTTTGTTGGCCCTGGTTTGGTTGGCCTTCGCCTTCTTCCTCAGATGAGTCCATTTCAGCCATCTTCTTCTGGAGCTGATCCATCAGATCATCGAGATCTGTCCGATATTTCTTAAGGATCTTTTTGGTTGCTTTAGCTAATTTAGCTCTCTTCTTCAGGCTATCCAGGTTGCACTGTTCAACCTCCTTCTGGAAGAATTTGATGTCTTCCGGAAAGGTTCCTGTTGGGTACTGTTTGGTTAATCCAAACTTAATACCTTTACAGTTATAATTCATAATATTGATGATTTGAATAACCAAAGATCCAGGTTGCTGTTCGTCCTTATCATCCACAAAGAATTGGTTAAAAACCTTTCGTAGATGTTTTTTAGATCCAGGGTATTTCTTGGAGACCATTCGTTCGATATAACCATCTTCGATTATATTGAGAATTGGGTCTACTGGCTCATTTCCACGAGTCCAAATTGCATGGGCAACTTCATGGGCAACCAATCCAGGGATCAAATGTCTTTGGTCTTCAACCAACTGAGCTACCCGAATGATGCGATGTTTTAGGTCTATATGTGCAGGTTCTTTAATATTGGCATCAAAAACTATAGTTAAATCCTCAGCAGCCATCAGGTTACCACAGAGAGCTTGAATATTCTCCCAAGATTGCATTGATAAGCTTTGATTCATCTTAATTTATTCCCTATTTGCCCAATTTAGACTACTATTATACCACACGAATGGGGTAATAGTCAACAACTATTTCACTTAAATCCCTATTGGATAGGGATTGCAGCAAGAAAAGGAGGTC